TCAATGCCATTTGAACTAGACCGTTGGTGTTCTCGTGCTATGATAGGACTTGATAATCATTATTATTATGGTAGTGTTCGTGTATTTTGCAGAAGTGCAGATAATATTCCATTATTATACATGTTGTTCCAAGATGGAATCAAGAAAGTCTATAAGTTAGTAAAGAAAGAGAGTAAAGCGTTATGAATATTGAATTAGCAACAGCCCTTATCAATCGTGGTGTCGTGAATACAAAAACTCGTATTCTAGCACGTTGTCCAGTAGCAGCCTTTGGTGGTATGCCGATGGAGAAACGATTGTTTCTTAATGTAGATAAAGTTGTTAGCGATGAAGGCACAATGAAGTTTATTTCTTCACATCGTAGCGGTCGCAAGTTCAGTGTTCCTATTGATAAGATTGAAGAAATTGATGGCATGGAACCCACACGCCTTGGTCTTGCGTATGATATTAAGGCAAATGGAGCAGTTCGAGGTGGCGGTAAAAAGCGTGGACGCAAGCCTAGAATAAATACTTTGGAGAATATCAATGGCTAAACTATTTGAAGAATCAATTACAATTAAAGTATCACAACTAGTTGCAGACAATAAAACTGCTGACACAAAACTAGATCAGGATACAGTAGACCAGTTGGTTGCAGTTATTCAAGAACTCGCTGGCGACAAGTGTTTAGTAGAAGTGGAAAATAATGGCTAGTATCCCAACCGTAGTATTAAGTGCAATTAGTTTTGGACAGGCTTACCCTCCTTATGATGGTACTAGTACCACTTGGAGCAGTAACAAGTTCAAGGGCAATGGATACTATGGTTATACGGATGGTCTACACACCGTAAGTTATAAACTTACCGCATTTGTTGGTGTGTTAAAATTTCAGGCTACACTTGCTACTGATCCTGCAGAAGTAGATTGGTTTGACATAGATAGTACTAGCATTGGTAATGGCACAACTCCTGTCAGCGGAACTACATTTTATAACTTTACTGGCAATTTTGTATGGTGCCGTGCTCATATTACTAATTTTTCTGGCGGCAATATCAATCAAGTTCTTTACAATACATAAAAATTCTGTTACACTCTTTACTGTAGATATATAATAATATCTACACTTAACGGAAAGAGTCAATGACAGAAGAAATCAATCAACAACAAGCACCTATGGACTTTGGTCTACCACCAGAGGCATTAGAATTCCTACGCAAGCAACATATTCATTTTTGTCTACCAATGTATGGTGGTCTATGTAATGAAGCAACCTTTATTGCAATGATCAAGTTTGGTATCATTGCCGGTAAAATGGGACTCAACTACAGTATCGATACAATGGTTAACGAATCACTTATTACTCGTGGTCGTAATAACCTTGTTGCAAAGTTCTTGTTTAACCAAGCAGCAACACACTTAATGTTTATTGACGTTGACCTTGGATTTGATCCAGAGGCAATCATTCGTCTATTACTTGCCAACCAAGATGTTGTTGGTGGCGTTTATCCAATGAAACGTATTCCAATTCGTTATGTTATTAACACGGTACCAAATCCAGTTACTATGGGTGATTTGGTTGAAGTTAGCACACTTGGCACAGGCTTTATGATGGTAAAGCGTGGCGTGATTGAACAACTCATTAAACTTCATCCTGAATTAAAGTATCGTGATAATATCGGTATCGGTGCGCAGTATGAGCCACTTATGTATGGTCTCTTTGATACCATGATTGATAAGGATGATAACTACCTATCCGAAGATTGGACATTCTGCTATCTATGGCGCATGGCTGGCGGTAAGATTTTTGCTGATACAGGCATTAAACTTGACCATACTGGTTATCACAAGTATGAAGGTAATGTCGAAGAACTTAAACAGGTCTTGACAAACCAAGTTTCAAATGGTGGTCCACATCATCTTGATCCACAACAATCTGCTGCTGCCCCAACGCCACCAAGCGGAGCACCGCAGCCAATTAAATTGAAGTTGGGTAAGAAAAAAGGTTAACCCTATGGACAATGTGCTAGACACTGAATTAGTAGAATTTAAGATTGTGCTAGACAGTGTCTGGCACAATGATCCGCCCAAATACGAAGTTCTATTAAATGATGAATTAATAGATAGTGGTGTTGTCGTTGAAAAAGAAGAAAATGGTGAGGAGAAAATCATCACCTTTTCTTCTGAATTACCAGAAGGCAACCACGTAATCAAAATTAGATTACAAGACAAACAAAATAAACATACGCCTGTTGACGAAAACAACAATATACTTGCTGACCAATTGTTAAACATTAAGCAGATTGAAATAGACGAAATAGAATTAGACTATCTATTTTATTCATTAGGTGATTACCATCGTCAAATTGATACAATTGATGGTTCTGTTGTATTTGATGAAACACCTCTCCCTGACAAATATGTAAATATCGGTTGGAATGGCGAGTATCGTTTGAAGTTCTCTGTTCCTACATATATGTGGTTCTTAGAAAACCTATAAATATTTGATGTTCATAAATCAGATAATAAACGAAGCACCAAAGGTTGGACGTGCTTTCCAACACGTAGAAGATTTAGTATTGATTAATGGCAGCAGCGGTGCGCAAAATGCCATTTCTCGTCTCTCAACTCTTGCAAGTAATCCACAAATGGTAAGATGGAAATGGGACGGTAAGCCACAAGTATATTGGGGTCGTGAACCTGATGGCAAGTTCATCATGGTTGGTCACAATGGTTGGTTAAAACCAAATGAAAGTGGCAAGAGTCGTTCACCAGCAGAACTTGTAAAGTTTATTATGAGCACTGGCAATGTAGCACCTGATAAAGAAGATGAGCGTATGCGTTTTGCCAATGAATATGCCAGTCTATGGGCGTTATTTGAGGCAGCAACGCCGCAAGAATTTCGTGGTTATGTATACGGTGATTTATTGTTTATGCGCCGTCCGCCACTAGAAAATAATTCATACACATTTACACCAAACAATGTAACATATAGTGTTCCTGTAACCACTGAACTTGGACAACGTATTTCGAAAGCAACAGCAGCAGTAGTAGGACATGCTTTCTTTCCACAGTTTGGCATGGGTGACGATCAACAACAACCTATTGATGATTTTACCGCATTTAACAAGACACAAGGATTAATTGTGTTAGGTCCACGTTACGCAAGTCAACCTGTTAAAATTGACACAAAGAAACTACAAGACCTACAAAAGTATGTTGTAGCTAATAAAACTGCTATTGATAATTTCTTAAATGATGAACGACTTGCGGCAATGAAAATGGCAGGTTTCAAAGGTGTTCTATATAACTTTAATAACCAAATGGCAAAGAGTGGCAGAACCGCTGATCTTGCAAGTGAGTTTACTAATTGGTTAAGTAGCGGTAGCAAACAAAGTGCGCCGATGCAACAGAAGATTACGGATTGGATTGCGCAAAATCAAAAAGGTTTTATTGCAACCTTTGCGGTGCTAGAAAATCTACGCAGCGTTAAGAATCAAATTATTGATCAGTTGGATAGCGAAGGTGGCGATATCCAACAAACTACTAAGGGTCAAAAGGGTGGTGAAGGTTATGTCAACTATGGCGAACCTAATATTAAACTTGTGCCTCGCCATCGTTGGACACCAAATTAACCACACTCCAGTATACAGATAAATATTTTATCTGGATTGTATAATGACCTTAAGCCACCGCACCATCTTCAATGAAGCACCAAATCCTCATGTTGCATTTGCATTTGGGAGATTAAATCCTCCACATTATGGTCACGAAGGTGTAATCAATACTCTTGCTAGCGTGGCAAAGAAAGGCAGTTGGGCGTTATTTTTAAGTAAAAGCCAAGATGCAAAAAAGAATCCGCTTACATATGATCAAAAGTTAAAGTGGGTTAAAACTTTATATCCACAAGTGCAAGGTCATCTTGTTGAAGACCCTAGTATTAAAACATTTCTTCAAGCAGCAGTATATTTGTATAATAAAGGGTTTCGTTCGGCTACCTTTGTTGCTGGTGAAGATGATATGGCAAGTATGCGTCCAGTGTTGGAGAGATACAATGGCGTAGAAAGCAGTCACGGCATGTATAAGTTTGAACCATTTTCATTCATGGAAAGTCCACGTTTAACAAGTGCTACCAATGCTCGCAAAGCAGTTACAGATAATGATCCAGAAGCATTTGAACGTGCTACAAGAGTAAAGCCAAACATTATGGTAGATGGCAAGAACCTATTTCAAACTGTTCGCATTGGCATGGGTCTTGGTGAAAGTATGGAAGAAAGTGTTATTACCGAGAGTGTTATTGCCAAAAACCTATCAGTAGAACAACTTGCACACATTAGCGATAAGGCGTTGGACGATGCATATCATTATGGGTTATCTACACCAGGTGCTAACTTTGGTTGGTTAGCAAATATTGAAAGTGCAACCGCTGCCAAGCGTATGATTGATAGTGGTATTACCGATGTAGATGCAATTGCCAACGCTATCCACGATGGTTGGAACAAGACCGCAATGGCTGATTATATGGGCAAGTTGCAGTTAGATGCGCCTACAATTCCCGATAAGAAAAAGAAGCGTTATGCACTTGCCCAACAAACTTATGGTCAGTTGCCAGAAGTAGAAAAAGAAAAAGACCGTGTAGTTGCTCGTGCTATGTTGAAGGCAATGGGTATCGTTACCGAAGCGCCAGGTATTGGTGGCGATTGGGGCGATAATCCTAAACTTGTAAAGCGTGGTAGAGCACCGTATAAACCAAACATAGACAATACCTATTATGGTTCTACGCACGGAGTTGATCTTGACCTATACGGTTTACCAAAGTATGAATTAGACGAAGACCTAACACCAGACCAATGGGCAGAGTTGCGCATTGCTGATCCAAAAGCCTATATGGGCAATAAGGATTATACTAATCGTCGTTGGTGGACTCTACAGTTTAAGAAGGCTCGTGCTGCTGCTCGTGAGAAGGGTGCGCAACGCTTTGAGTTCCCACCAGGTTCCAAGAACAGTTATATGGTTGCACCTGACTTGGCAAACGAAGATACTGATCAACCAGATAGCAGCAACAATTCTGTTCGTAATCAGTTGAATGCTTGGATGGATCAAGACCAAAAAATTAAAAACCCAACACAGCGGTTGTCACTGCAGAATAAGGCTTGGCAATATATTACCAAAAATATGGATGCCATCCTTGCTGACAAAGGTGCGGATGGTAAGGGAAGTTATCCTGCGGCACCATATGCGGCTTGGTTGCTAGTTCAACATATGGATGCTTATCCACAAAATCAAAGCAAGTTTCTACAACAACTGGAACAGTCAGGACTTGATCCTGCACCCAATCCTGGCGAAAAAGGAAAGTTACAGTTCTTAAAAGACCGTGTAGCAGTCAATAATGAAATTATAAAATTATGGAATGCTGACAAGAATGCTTACAAAGATAAGAATGGACAATTACTTACTAATCCAACGGTAGATGTTCGTGATCCATCAAAGTTTGATGATGCTGATGAAAGTAAGATTGAAACATCTCGTAAGTTGGCATTAAAAAATGCAGTAGAGGCTGGCAATACACTACTTGTTGCCGCAGTAAATGCTACTAACGCACAAACACAACCATCATACCAACAAGAAAGTGTAA